CACAATTTAGAATTCCGCCGCCAGCAACTCCTGCTACTCCCGCTGATACTGCACGCAATCCTCCTGCGCCGCCATATGCAGTCACTGTTGAGAATCCAGAACCTGCTAGTGTTGTTGCTCCTCCTGCGGCGCCATTTTGTGCTGATGCCGACCTTGGTGCTCCGCCTGCGCCAATTGTAGCTGTTAGCGATGCACCAGCAGTAAGAGACAATAGCTTTATTCCTAATCCACCAGCAGAGCCACCACTTGCAGAAGCGCTACCTGGGTTATATGCAAGAGCGCCTGAACCGCCTGCGCCCAAAACTATAGCAACATACTTTCCAGTCGCGGGAACTACATAAGTCCTGCTAATTCCGATAATGGCATGTGTCAATATAGCAGATGCGCCGCCACTAAAAAACTGACTCAGAGTGCTCATAGCCCATCCTCCACTTTCCAACCAATACTAGGGTTTACATATATCATCTTGAATACTGCGTATTCCATGTCGCACTCCATATTTTCTTCTATACCCATTATTCTTTGCCCGTTACGATGAATCATCAGCGGATACCATTTCCATGACCCAAACTGATCACTCACAAAAATTTGAAATCCTACGTGTGGTTTCGTAGGAAGAACTAATACACCCTTCTTCATGAAGGTGTTTGCAGAATACGAACCACCATCAACGACATACGTATAATCATATTCGTCACCCGACTCGACCGTTAGATCAACCGTGGTGAATTTCTTAGTTCTGTCAATCCGCTTTATCAAAAACTCATGACTTCGCTTAGGTAGTTGCATCATATGAACACCCATCCCGGAGCCGTACTGTTGCCAGAATATTGCAGATTGAAATTCGCGTTTAGAGAATCGACTGTCATTGTTCCAGATACCCCCATAATATAATTTGATCCCGGATTAATCGTGCATGTAGTCGTTGCTGATGCGTTGACGAAACCAACAACATCACCAGCAGCAGGCGAAGCTGGCAACGTGAATGCAAGTGAAGCCTTAGCTACATACGTTGTGCCAGCCGTGGCTGTTGTGGCCGTACTGATAATTCTTGTGGTATATCCTTCGATTGTTGACGTACCAGTCGCGGTTAGTGTAGTAAATGTTCCTGACGCTGTCGCGGTTAGTGTAGTAAATGTTCCTGACGCTGGGGTGGCACTTCCAATCGCGCCGGGAGCAGCAAATGTCGCACCTTTTAAACTTGATGCATTCAAATTGGCTACGTTGGTTGTTGAAGCAACCACAAATGGAGCAGTTCCTGTAGCTAGAGTGCTTGTCAACTGGCCAGACATTCTCAATGTAGTCAATCCTGAGAATGCGGTGACTGTCGAACCGAGTGAAACAGCAGTCGAACCAATCGTAACAGAACTATTAGTTAACGCCGCGTTAGGAAGGGTAACCGTTCCCGAACCTTGATTGATTGCGATCGCGGTCGTTCCAATGTAGAATTGTTGTCCAGTTGTAGCTAGTGTTCCGCTTGTCGGCAACGTGACGTTGGTTGCAGCGGTAATCGTCAATGTGGTTGCGAATGCTCCAGACGTTGTAAGATTACCGCCTAGAGTGATCGTCTTGCCCGTGTTTGCTACACCGGTGCCGCCGTATTGACCTGCGACAACAGAACCTTGCCATACACCGGTACCAATCGTTCCAACGGTCGTTAGACTTGATGTAACAACGCTTGATGCTAGAGTAGCTCCAGATAATGCGTTCGCATTGAACTCCATCGGCTGCAAACCGGCAACTTCAAACGCTGCAACAGAAGCAGCAGACAAACCAGCAGAGAACGTTACCGTGGTACTATTGGTTTCCGTGTATGTTCCTGGGAACTGACGAATACCATCAATATAGACCTTCAATGAACCAGTGCCAACCGAATATGACAGAGTTGTTAAAGTGAATACCGTCTGACTGGAACTAGCAGTTTGTTGTTCAATACCTCCGGCAGAAACACCAGCGGACGTTTGAAGATAGTTCATGGCGGTAACAAGGTTAGAATTATGCCCAGAAAACGCACCGCTCAATCCAGACATTGCTCCGACGTTTGTGCCAAGAACGTTTGTTTGCGCTCTCCACGTGTCGAATGTGTCTGTTCTTTGGACTGTTACGAAATCGGTCATTGCTTGCTACCTGATAAGAGTGAAATGAGTTGATTCATCTTATTATTTATCTCTGCAAAACCAACTTCCAAGCGATCAATTCTGTCTATGTTAGCGGCCGAAATCTGTCTTTTCTCTTGATAAGCCATGTACGTATTCTTATCATGATTGACGATTGCGCCGGAGGCATCACGAAACCAATTTGGATTGTCTTTTACAGGTATCATGCTAGTGCCATCACTCTAACGTTCTTGAACTTGGGGGTATTCGAATCGACATCCGCTTTCAGGGCGATCTTGATTTGAACTTTGTCAAATGAAGGTACGCTAGAAACTTCCCAGGTCGTTTCCTTGAACGTCAGAAGATCGTTGGTGTTACTTATCGCAGGATCTGAAATTCTCACCCAAGGAGTCTGGCTCAAGAAATTGAATCCATTTTGTTGAACCCCGCGATAGTAGACTTCAAGGTACGTTCCAACTGGGTTGTTGATATCCAATGTAACGCGAACTCCAGTAGAAGGAACAGATAGCGTCATTGGCGCAGAAACGTAGTTGCTTAGGGTACTTGAGTAATACGGAGCAACATCTAGACTCAACGCATTCTTGAGAACCAGAGTTGTTGTTTTGCCTCCGGCAGCCAGTTCATCCGTGAAGTTCGAGACAACAAGTCCTGTACTTGTGTTGATAACTTGAGTACCATCAACACCAATGATCATGCTCGTTCCGTTATTTGTCACGTTGTTGATCAAGAATGCGCGGTTCACGTTAGCAGTAGTGCCACCAGTTGTGACAATGTACTTGCCCACGGCAACGTTGCTAAACAGATTAGCGTCGAATCCGGCGGATATAGTAATAGAACTGTTTGATGGCGCTGCTTGATTATAATCATACGTTACCGTCTGTGTTGTCAACAACGTTATATCATCGAAACCATGATCTTGCTCAGCCGCAGAGGATACGTAAGAAGGGCTATTAATTCTGTTACGAACAAGAACAAGATTGGCACGATCCACTCTCAGTGCAGGAGATAGATTATCCTTGGTACTTGTCATGGTAACGCGAAGATTAAATGACTTGCCGCCAGCGTAAGATGAAGAAGCGACCTCGTTAGCAGGAGCGAGAACGATACATGATTCTGTTAGTTCAACGGTCTGATTGTTGATTGCAATAACTTCTGCTTGAGCCGTTAGTTGCTTTGTCGGAGTCATTACGTATGAAACTGGAGTCATTCCAATTGTGTAATCTGTGCCAGAGAACGATTGAACGTCAACACTTGGCATCACTGTCGAGAATTGAATCTGAGTAGTGGCTGTCACGGCAGAACCACCAAAGTAGCCCGTATATGTTGCTGTGCCACCAGCTATCTCAGAGAAATCAACTAGATACGAATCATACTTGGTATCGATAACAGTCAAGGTCTTTGTTACGGCAGAACTTCCTAGAGTAGTAAACGAACCAGGCAAGAATGAAGACATTGTAACCTTGTCACCAATAGTAAAACCATGCGATGGTTGACGTACACGAACAATGCTTGAACCAGAGATACTGTAAAGAGGATTCAACGCCAATAGAATCGGAGTCAATGCGTTGTTCACGTATGTAACATCAGCAGGATAAGCTGTTTTGAACTTTGCCCGATATAGATTGAACGTTAGGTCCTTAGTTTGATCGGCAGTCCATGTTGAACTGTTTTGTGATTCGAAGAATGAACCAATCGAAGGAGTTGTGTTACTGTTCACGGAACCAGGAATCGTAAGATCATTCACCCATGTCTTCCACACGATGCTCTGTGCGGCCGTTAGAACCAACGCATATTCTTGACCGGATGCCAAGAACACAGGATTATCAAATGCGATATATGAAGCCGCAGGAGTCGTTGCGTTAGCAATAACTTGCCTCGAGTAAACTACCTTGGTTGCGATATAATTCTGAGTTGGATAACCATTCAGAGCAGTTGCAATATTCACGATCAATGGGGTATTTGAATCAGAGACAGCCACGAATAAGTCAATACCTGTGATGTAATAACCGGTATCAACAGACTTGTCGATCAAGAAAGTCTGTGCGATTGGTTCATGATAATCGACAGTTTCACTGAAGTAGTTATAACCAATGACTTGACTTGTTACGTCATTCGTTACGTTGGTTGTCTGATTGACTTGTTGTGACAATCCGCTTGCATAATACGTGGCTGAGGCTGTAGAAGTTGCATCAAGCGGATTTGTATTGTTAGAGAACGTCAGTTTATTTGTTCCAGATGGGAAACGCTTCGTCTTGTTGCAGATTGGATAGAACACACCGAAACCGCGACCGGATGCATTCAACGTAATCGTATGCGACACAGCGCCTGCGACAACAGCCGTCGGATATCCTAGATTGTATCCATCAGATGCGACATAACAACTGGTATTCCATGTACCTTGAGCGTTCACACACTCCAATTCATAGTAATTGCTATATTGAACAACGTCACCTAGAACAGCAGTACCGCCATAGTTGTTGGTTACGTATCCGCCCTTGTCCCAAACGATGGTCGTCAGAGGTGAATTGTCAGTGTATTTCTGGAGGACGCTAGTAGACACAGTGCGTCCAGACGCTTGATTTATCTTTTCCGCATCGGAGACTACGCTTGTATCATAGAACGTTCTTAGTGATGAAATTGGAGCAATTCCCGGAATTCTAACGGTCATTGCGAGTTCGATATCACCAGACTGATCGATCGGTAACGTGGTATTACCAAACGTAATCGTGTTCATCGTGGTGTTAGGCATGCATCCCTCAATCTTGAAGAAGATTGGGCGGGTACGTGTGTATCCTAGAGGAACTTCATTGACAACATTGGTTGAGGTAGATACGTTTTGTGTCAGAGAATACCGAGTATTCGTGCCTTGGAAGTTGTAAATGTATTGTGATGCGCCATCCCCCCAAGGAGAAAGGACAGCAGTGTTACCACCTTGATTACCGATCATTGTTCCGAGTTGCAAACCGTTGGCTGCATATAGTTGAGCATTTGCAGCAGTCAGCCAGTTATTTGAACTCGATGAACCTCCACCCGCATTCGCTTGCCCGGCAAACAGCGTTACTGTGCCTGTGTTACCAGAAAGACCGGAAGACGTAAATGAACCACTTGTGACTCCTTTCAACCAACGATTCTGATATCCAGTTAGATAGGATTGATAGTTGACAGTCCATGAGTCCCATGTTCCGCTGGTGTGCCCGGCAGCGATAGCTGCATTATATGCAGAGGTTGATGAATAAACTGTATTGTTGGAGATAACAGTTTGGTCAACCCATACGTCATTGTTAGGATAAAGCGTTGCGAAACCGTTGTACGAAATAATCTGAAACGGGTTAACGAATGAATGTGCGTTGCCGTTGACTTGACTAATGGCAACTTGATTCGTGTATGGTAGTGTGATTGTGTTACCTGTACGTTGGTAATTGTTTGTCAAACGTTGTGAATCAACGGTAAAGAACTCGTTCATGTTGATGTTCTTTACGTCAACAGAAGCACGACCAATACCCTTTGTATAGTCTACAGTACAGTTATGATCCGGATTCGTTGAGTCAACAGCAGAATCAGGGTTATTCGTTAAGGAATCAACCAAGATACCTGCTTTGTATCGATCTAGCCCGTTTTGGTCGGTAACATTGGTATTCAAAGTTTGTGACTCAAGCACGGACAGTTGAGTGTAATACTCAAGATCGGAGATACGTTGATCAAGAGAACCAACATCCTTCATCGTGTAACGCTTTGTCCCGATTGGAGTAATCTGAACAGTGTTGATGTTGATATCAATATTACCAGGAGCAACAACCGCGGTTGCAATTCCCATGGCATCAGCATCAGCCGAAGGAGTAACTAGATCATATCCAGATGTTCCGTTTAGAACAACGATAGAACCGTCAGACTTCAACTCTAACAAGTCTGCACGAGGTAGATAGTATGAATAGTCGGTCACAAAATCTGAACCGTAAACAAGAGGTTCGGTAATCTGCCCGGTAGTGAAATCGGTTGTTCCGTTTACTGGGCGGAAGTCAATTGTATTCGTTTGCATCGGAGTCAACTTTTCATATGGAAGATTGCCATATGAGTTAACAGAACAGTAATCTCCCGCTGAATGTTGGAAATACTCATATACGATCATCAACGTATTGTTAGGTGCTTGTGCTCCCTTGTTCAACGTGATAGAACCTAGATCGTAGTAGAACGAATTTTGCCCGTTAAACACCGTGTAGTTATTCGTTAGATCGGTTGCATTAGCGGCAACGAAAGCCGGGTAGTTTCCACCTGTTACGGTACCGATACCGTTTGACTGCATGATCTTGACGATACGGTAGATATCTGCGTTAGGTAGGGTAATCGTAGAAGCAGCAACCTGACTCACGTTAGTAATTGACAAGGTACCAATCTTGAGAGTCTTTTGCTTCTCCTTAGACGCTCCGACGTTCTTAGTAATCTTTGTCAGAACTTCAATCGTGCCACTTGACAACGATGGAATGTTGATTGTTATTTGTGTGTCTGAAGTGCGTGTGACGGTGTATTGTGCGGTCGTGTAGATTGCACCATTCTGAATCGCAACCAGATAGTTTCCGGTAGTCAAAGGATTCGTGAACGTTTCGCCTGGAACCGATAGCGTGATCGTTGCGTTATTTGACGTTACTGTGGTCGTGTAATGACGAACTATGGTATATTGCATCGTAGAGGTTGCATCATCAGCCGCACGAAGACTACGCACGAATGGCTTAGGCATCGATTGAATCAATGCGCCTGTCGAGACAAAACTGTTCGTCACCAATTCAATCAGAGTATTTGAAAGACTGGCGGTAAAGTTGTTGCTTGATGTGAATGCTACGTTAGAGTAATTGTCAATACCAACACGATTGTAATATGCACCGCCGATCCGAATCAACTGCCCAGGATTCAGGGAAGCCATGAAGTTTGTACCCACACCAGAAACAGACTTCGAACCGGACGTAATGCTTACCGTACCAAGAAGCGTTGTGTAAGTGCGGTTGATATCACACTTGAACGAACCAGATGCGTTTTGTAGGGAGAATGCATGTTCTTGGAAGTTATAACCAGGGTTCAGATTCACATCAAATACCTGAACGTCATATACACATGAACTGATACCGATTGTTCCTTGTGAATATTCCATTGAGCGAACACGACATGTTCCGATAACGGGAGCATTTGCGCCAGGTGCATCAATCGTTAGAGAAAGACCAGTTCCGTTTGTGTAGCCTGCGCCGGCATTTACTGCCACGATTGATTGAATCTGCCCGTCCAGACTCATGTTGACCTTGAACGTGGCAGCAGTCGATGGTGAGCCAGAGGTAATCGTTACGGTAGGAGGATTCTGTGGATCGTAACCGAAACCATAGTCTGTTAGTTGAATACTTGAGTTTACAATGACACCGCCAACGATGTTGCATGTACCAACTGCGGTGCGCTTCAAGGAAGCCCAGGTTTCCGTTTGTTGGGTATAATAGACATTTAGTAGTTCATACGTGTGAATGTCTGGTATACCAGATACGTTTGTGACCTGCATGTTGCTACCAGCGTTGATCGAAACGATTTCTGCTGGTTGATAAACATGATCAGTTGCTTTGCTTGTTGCATCGAATGATGGACCTTGCTTGACAACACGGAATCCCTTGATGTAACCAGAACCTGGAGACACCTTGTATACCATTTGTTGATCGTTAGCAAGCATCGTATCAAGGGTAACCGTGTTACCATCAACGTTGATACCGTTGTTATAAACTGGAGTATTCGTATACGCCCAATTTACGTCGCCATCGGTAACAGCCCATTGGGTATTCGTTAGAGTGGTCGGCTCTGTTGTACTTGAAACACCAGACGAGTTTGCTTCCCAGTATGATCCATCCACAGTCTTTACTACGTCACCAACGAGGTATGCTGTATTCGATGCCCAGTTTCCACGATTGTTCGAACGATAGTCCGTCACAGAGAACGTAACCGGATTCACCAAGAAGTCTCCCGCTTCATCATACGTGCGGGTTGCCATCATACGTTCAAACGATGCGAATGCGGTGTCATCTACTTCAAAGGTAATAACACCATTCTGAACTTGAAGAAGGTCGATAAACTGAAGATCGGAACCGGTAACCCGAGTCGTTGAGTAATCCTTCTTACCCAGTGTTAGCATGATCTTGTAACGGTCTGCGCCAGGTGCACCGTAGTTGGGATATCCAAGAGCATTATCATATAGACTTGAATCATCGTTAGCGGTAACGATTGTATCAACTACGTTCAGACCGACTGTCCACGTAGGAGTATTAGAATATTTGTCAAGCGAAATAGTTTGCTTGGAAACGTTGACAAAGTTTCCGTTTACGTAGTAGACACCATCATTGATCGTAACGATAGAACCTGTTCCTGTATAAGGAACAGCGGAGGTTCCAGCGGACACGGTGAACGAAACAGACGAATCAGTAGCTGTTAACGTATCGCCAGCAGAGAACGTACCGTTACCACCTGTATAACGAATGAACAACGTGGTTAGATCAGCATCAGTGCTTGCTTCCGTAAACACAACGATTGCTGTGGTAGTTGAACCGTTCGATAGAGTCTTACCAACAGCAGAAGACAATTGAACGTCAGCAGAAACACCGACTCCGTTTACTGAGTTTACAGTGATATAAGTGACTGTATTATCGAAGAATATTTGGCCAGGAACGATCATCGCTCCATTCTTGAACATGAAATCGCCGTTCTTGGCAATTTGATTCTGTAGAATGGATTGTAGTTGGTTTAGTTCTCTAGTTTGAACAGGGCGCGAAGGCTGAAACAGTACCTTATAGTAGTTGTTTGAGTCTGCAAAGTCATCGAAATAAGGACTTAAATTGAAGTTCGTGGTCATGAATTTCCTGATTTTATATGGGTGTTACTATGATAATATTTAGCAGGGAGAACCTATGTTCTCCCGCTTGGCTATTACCATTCAAAGACTACGGAGATGCTTTCGACTTGGTCAACGCTACGCATAACTGGGCGACGATTTTCAACATAGCACAATGTACCACTGTATGGTTGAACGTCAGAAGATACGACACCAGCGGTAGCAATCACACCAGAGGCAACACCACCAGAAACGGCAGTCAATGTATTACCAACACCGAATGATGCATTAGCATTGGCTCCAACGAGAGCATTTTCGGTACGGGTTCTTACTACGCGAACGATAGTCTTATCTGCATCGCCACCCGTTCCTGCGGTTACGTCAACAACAAAACCATATGCATTGGTCGTCGAGTCTTTCACAACCATCTCGGGCTGGAACGCAACGGTGCCAGTAACCTTGATCGTAGTCATGGTTGTTGCGGCAGCGGAAGACAACAGAATTGAAGAACCGTATTGGAGAGGATTCACAACCAGCCCGACGCGCCGATAATCATTTTGTACAGTGAACACGTTGCCATCTGCATATTGGAACTTCACGTTTACGATAACGTTGGAAGCGCATAGATCATTGATTGGGTCAGCACCAAGACCCAGTAGAGGAGTCAT